TTTAGATTATTTGCTAAAAAAAGGAACACAACTATATATTTAAACGCTCACGGTGTTACGAGTGCTTTAAGGAACATTCATCATTCAGGACACGAATACGAAGGATTACCTAAACCTTTATCTATAGGTGATGTAGAAGGTGGTGGTAAGTGGGGTAACCGTGCGGATGACACGATTTGTATTTTTCGTTATACAGGTTCAAAAAAGGATTGGATGTATAGTAACATTTCTGTTTTAAAAGTAAAAGAAAATGAAACAGGGGGTCGACCAACACCGCACGAAGAACCTATAAAATTAAAAATGAAAGTAAATAATGTAGGATTTGAGTATCTTGGTAAAGATTTAATACACAACACAATACCAGTACAGAAATTAAACGTATGATAGGCTTGGGAATTTTATTGTTTATGGCATTTGTTTTTATAATAATAGGACATTTTAAAGATGCTGAAATAATAATAAGTCCTATTAAAGGTGTAATGTTTGGTTTCTTATATCACAAAGAACAATACGAAGATGAAGATGAAGTTACCTTGCAATGCTTGTTAGGGGTAATTAGTATAAATGTGATATGGATAAAGAAACTAAATGGTTAGCTAAAGTAGCAGAAAGACATAATGAATGGATCAATATGGTACATAGCTTTGGTGAATATGATTTTGCTGAAGATATTGTGCAAGAATGTTACCTGACTTTGTATAAATATGCAAATGAAGAAAAGATTATTAAAAATGGTATTGTCAGCAGGGGATATATTTATTTCTGCATTAGATCGCTATACTTCCAATACTATAACAGCAAGAAGAAAATTAAAAAAGTTTATCTTGATGATGAAGAAAATACCCTTGAAATACCAAACCTTGATGAAATGGATGAAGAAGTAGCTTTTAACAATATCTGTACACTAATGGATGAACACATTGATAATTGGCGATGGTACGAACGAAAGATGTATCTTCTTTATCGTGATTCAGGATTAAGCATACGTGGCATAGCTGCTGAAACTAATATAAGTTGGGTCAGTATTTACCATACATTAAAATATGCAAAGCAAGAACTAAAAGATAAGTTTAGTGAAGATTATGATGACTACCTAAATAACGATTACGAATTAATAAAATAACTATGGAAGACTTTAAAGGTGACAAAAGAAGCAAAGCATACAAAGAATGGAAAAAGAATCACGAAGCTAAAAGCGAAGGTTTAGGTGATACGGTTGCAAAAATTACTAAAGCAACAGGAATTAAAAAAGTAGTTGATACTGTATTTCAAAAACTTGAAAAAAGTTGTGGATGTGATGAAAGAAAAGAAATACTTAATAACATATTTCCATATCAAAAACCTTTATGTTTAACTGAAGAAGAATACAATTATCTAAAAGATAGAATAGGTAAAATTAAAACAGTAAAAATTGAAGAACAAAAACAATTACTATCTATATACAATAGAATATTTAAAGACAAAAAAGAATTAACTTCTTGTAGTAGTTGTTTTTTAAATGGTGTATGGAATAAATTAGAAACAGTATTTAAAGAATATTCTTAATGAAGGGTTGGAAAGAAAAAGATTTGTTTAAATATCTTACTGGATGTTGTTATACTGATTTATTAAAAGCACGTAAACAAATGAGCAGGTGGGATTGTTACAGTCCAGAAACTTTTCATAGAATAGAATTAAAATGTAGGGGGGTGCATTATGATACTTTACTTATTGAAAAGAAAAAGTACGATGCAATAGTAAATAAATGTAATGATAATTTAGATATTCCTATGTACATTAACTCAACACCAAAAGGTGTATATAGATTTAATTTGTATCTTGTTGATCCTGTTTGGGAAATACAATACCATAACAAAACAACACAATTTGCAAACACAAATAAGATACCAAAAGAAGTTGCAATGTTAGATATTAAAGATGCAGAAATACTATAAACAAAGAAACAATGAACAAGAAGATAAACAATATTAAAGAAGCTGAATACTATACTAACTTTAATTTAATAGGTGAACACATAATTAAATCAAGAAAACTAAAACCTAAAAACAATGCATTAAACGAAATGTATTTTGGGTGGCAAGAAGTAGGATTCTATGTACATAGTCTAATAGGTAATGAAAGACTGTATGATCAATCGTTAAGCGAATACAGACTGGATAAGATACGTGCAGTAGAACGTGCAAGGGTAGCAGAAGATAAAGTAAAAGGATTAGAACAAGAAATACAAAAGCTGAAAACAAGAATAGATGTTGGTATTTAATATAATATTTGGATACATAGTACTTTTATTTAAGATAATATTTGGATACTTTATAATGCGAATGATTCATTTAGAATTACTTCTTTTTATGGGATATGATATTAATGGAAAAAAAAAGAATAAGTGAAGTGGACAGCAAACAATACAGGAAACAAAAAGATAATTTATACAGAAATGAAAGAAAGTACATTAGTTAAAATGCAATACGATTTAAAATTAGTTCAACAGGCTTTAGTAGTTGCTTTAAATAAAATAGAAGCATTAGAAAAGAAACAAGAAAAAAGCAGTAGTTGATAAAATGTTTATTATATTTGTTTAAAACAAAGAAACAATGGACATAGAAAAACGTACACAAAACGCATTTAAGATTGGACAGGCTTTAGGTTTAGCAAAACAAATACTTTACTATAGCACCAACGACATTAACAAAAGACAATTAGAAGATTTAATACAAAAACTTGATAACATAGAACTATGAAAATATTGAACTTATATGCTTGTCTTGGTGGTAACAGGTACAAGTGGGATGAAGTTACAGATGTTAAAGTTACAGCAGTTGAATGGGATGAAGAACTTGCACGAATGTATCAAAAAAGATTTCCTAACGATAAAGTAATAGTAGCAGACGCACATAAATATTTACTTGATCATTATAAAGAATTTGATTTTATATGGTCATCACCCCCTTGTCCATCTCATAGTAGAGCAAGATACTGGAATAGTAGTAATTATGAAACAACTACAAAACCTGTATATCCAAGTATGAGTTTATATGAAGAAATAATATTTTTACAGCATTATTTTAAAAGTAAATATGTAGTAGAAAATGTTACACCATACTATGAACCATTAATACCAGCACATAAAAGGGGTAGGCATTTGTATTGGACTAATTTTAATCTTCCAAATGTTTTAAGTGAAAGAAAAATACAAATAGCCACAGGCACAAATGAAGTACAAAAACTATGTAAATTTCACGATTACGATTTTTATACTTACAAAGGAAAACAGCGTATGAATAAAATAGCAAGAAACCTTGTAGATTATGAAGCAGGTAAAACAATACTTGAAACAGCAATAGGAGTAATAAATAAACAAAACGTAAAACAAACAACAATATTTTAATTATGATAACATTACTAAACGGTGAACATTGGGCAAAAGAAGAAATACTTGCACATATGTATGAAGATGATTTTTATTATAACAAACTTGGTAAACACGCTTTAAGTTCTTCAAGCCTTAAAATGATTCTTAAAAGTCCAAAAACCTACAGAAACGTTACAAAGTATGGTGACCCTAATTCTGATAGTCCTGCACTTGCAGCAGGAAAACTTAGTCATTGGATGCTTTTAGAACCACAAAAGATGGATGATGTGTGGGTGGTAGAAGCATCATCAAAAAACACCAAGATATATAAAGATGCAAAAGAAGAAAAAGGTGAAGTATTTTTAAGAAAAGAAGTAAACGCAGCAGAACGTTTAACAGATGCTGTATTAAGAAATGAAGCTGCACTACAACTATTAAGCAATAGTGAATTTGAAGTACCTGAAATAGCTATGTTGGAAGGTTTACCTTTTCGTGGCAAAGCAGATATTATACAAGGGGATACTATCATAGATTATAAGACAACTGCTGACTTATCTTCATTTCAACACGCTTGTTATAAATATTCTTATGAACTACAGGCATATATGTATTTAAGATTGTTTAACAAAAAGAAGTTTACATTTCTTGTAATAGACAAAGCAAGTACAGACATAGGTATATTTGAAACTACTGATGAGTTTATAGCAAAGGGTAAAGAAAAGTTTGATAGGGCAGTAAGCGACTACAAATACTTCTTTGAAGAAGATAATGATTTAGACCAGTATGTAATGCGTGGAATATTATAGTATGGATCAATTGTCTTTGTTTGAATCAGATTATTTAAGTAAATTAGAACCTTTAAAACATTGGAAATATAATACAGAAGCTGTAGAATACTTTTCAAGATATAAGATTAATAGAAGGGGACAGGTATATGACTTTAAAACAAACAAATATAAAATCATCTTAATTGATAAAAAAAAGTCAAATAATTACTATCCTACTGTTGGTTTAGCAAATGACTTGGAAAAAATTAATACCTATCAAATTCATAGATTAGTAGCTTGTAGCTTTTTAGAAAATAAAGACAAATTAAATTACACACAAGTAAATCATATAGATAGTAATAAACTAAACCATCACATATTAAATTTAGAATGGAACACGCCATCACAAAATATGCAGCACGCAGGTGCATCTAAAAATAAAAACCAAATAGAAATGTTTTGAATAAAGAAATAGCAAAAGAACTTGATATATTTGCAAATGATGTATGCAGCAGATATTCAAGAAAAGATAGAGAAGGTAATTTTAATAAAGAAACATTTTCTATAAGTGAAATAATACCAACAAGCGACCACACAGCAACAGTAGTATTTAAAAAAGATACAGGTAAATTAGCGGCATTTTTATTTTACTTTATTAATAGGGGTGCTTCTAAAGGATGGAAATATCTTGTACCTACTGATTCTCATATAACAGGATTTAGAGCATTTGAATATTATAAGCTGCAAGTAGAAAGAAGTAACTATAAACATAATTTTGAATAAAGAAATAGTACAAGAATTTTACCTGCTTGCTTTAGTAGATATAACAAATGGTAAAGACATAGCAGAACTTGAAGAAGCTATAGACCTATACGAAGAAGAAGAAGAATATGAAGCGTGTGCAGGAATACTAAAAGCAATACACGAATCAGGATATTTAACAATAAAAGATATAATATTAAAAATAGAAGATGAACAAGGATACGATTAAACAAATAGTAGAAAGCTACTTTGAAATAAACATAAGTAGAAACACAAGGAAACGCCAATACGTAGAAGCACGTGCTATATATTTTAAACTATGTAGAGAATTTACACAATTAAGTTTAGGGCAAATAGGTAAATCAGTAAACCGTGACCACGCATCTGTACTACACGGAGTAAGAAGTATTAACACTTGGGTACAAGTTGACAAAAGAATGAATAATAGTATGCGTATTCTAAGAAACAAAATAATAAACTACCAAATAGAAAAAGATGAAACCGTAGAATTGAATGAATCAATAGTACTTAAATACATTGAACTAAAAGAACAGGTAAAAAGCCAACAAGAAACAATAGACAAACTAAACATAGA